GTATAGAAGCGTCTCCAAAATGTTGGATCAGTTTCAGGCGATTGTTTCCAGTTTTCTCCAATCGCTTTCTTTTGCTGATTAAGATAAACAAGTGAACCTTGTCCTTGTTCTTTAAGAGCTTTTAAAAACTCATTAACTTTTTCTTTGTAATACTTAACATCAGTGGCTGGAGCTTTAGTTTGAATCCATTCAAGTGTTTTATCCAGCCGTGGGATAATGCCTGTTTTGCGAGTTTGATCTACTTCTTGCAGAACACCTTGAATTGCACCTTCTGTAGACTCTTTTGCATCACGAAGATTTGAATATAAAACATCTGGGTTAGTTGAAGTACCAAGCGTTTTATTTTCAATTAGTCTATCTGCCGAATTCTTTAGTGTAGTTTCAAAATCACCAGGTAATGATTCAATAATTTGATTTCGTGATGTTTTGGTATAATCCGATTTTCGTATACCAAGTGCACTACGTTGTAATCCTTTTCCTGCTTCCTCTAAAGATGGAGAAATGGCTTTTATACCAGCCTTTGCCGCAGACAATGATAATGGAGCAGCTAACGCTCCAGCAATCGCACCACCTGGGCCACCAGTTACAGCCTCTCCAATTTCACTGCCAGTGTAAGCAGCTAATCCTAAGCCAGCACTTTTTAATGGGGATGCTAACGATGTTAATGCTTCAGCTTTGCCTCCAGGCATAGGAGCCATAAAGCTAAGAGCTTTTTCTACGCCACTTAATCCTTGCTCTTCACGTTGTTGAGCGTATAAATCTTTAAGTGCGTTTACCTTAGCAAGTTCTTCTGCATAATAATCTTGTGGAGCAGCACCAGTAGCTAATCCATAAATATCACGACCAATAGCAGGAACAGCGGCAATACCTTTGCTTAACTGTCCAAAAGTAAGAATATCGCCAAGATTAATTAAGCCACCAGTTCCAGTAGCAAGAGCGTTAGTTAGAGATCCACCAGTTGATGGTACTTGAGGTTGAGCAAGCGTAGTCTCAAGTTGAGCTATGCGTTGTTCCAATAGTGCGTTTTCTTGCTCGATTGGGTCCATTATTTTCTCTGTGTTGCTAATGCTTCAAGTCTTGCTAATCGCTCTTTTAGTTCACGATTCTTTTTAACTGCTTCTGACTCACCACCAGGCGTTTCAGTCTTTGCGCCAGCTCCAAACATTTGCTTAATCTGCTCTGGAGAGCTTGTAGCAATATCTACTGTTCGCTGTGCTCGCTTGTTGCTTAAATCAATAAGAGTATCCCAAGCAGATAATATATCAGCCTTTGTAGCTGTAAGGTTTTTGCCAGTAATTAGATCAGCAGCTTTCTTTTCTTGGCCTGTTAATGTAGCGCCAAAGTTAGCTTTTCTATAAAGCTGAACGATTGCTTCATTAGTTTGATTAAATCCTGACTCGCCAAGATTAACTCCAGTTGTAAGAATTGCTTTTAATTTTATTGGATCAAGTTCTGCTATTCTATTTCGTTGCGCTTTGGCTGCATCAGCAAAAATTGAGGCTTCTGTAATTGCAGTATTAACGCCAGTTGGAAGTGGCTGTCTAGTACGAGTAGCACCAGCTACAGCCAGTGCCTTATCAATGTCAGCTTGAGTGCTTCGTTCAAATAGTTTGCTTCCAACGTCTCCAAGTTCAAACTCTGCCAACGCTTTTTTCTTAGCTACTTCCTGATCAATTTGTGATTTGACAAGGTTTTCTTGTAAAAGAATTGCAGGACTAATTTCTGTGAGTCTGCCCATAACATTGGCAGGAACGTCTTGTTGTTGCAGTCCTTGTAAGAACGTAGTTCGCTCTGTTGCTGGCTTAGCAAGTAACTGCGTAGCAAGGTCTGTAGCTTGCAACGATTCCTCTGTAGCTTGCTTTTTAGCCTGATAACCGAGCAATCCTGAAAGCAACGCCTGTCCAAGAGCAATGCCAAAGTTACCAGCTGGCTTACCGTATGGATTATAAAGATTAGGTGCTGCTTGATTAAGCGCAATAAGACCCATTCCATAAGGGTTTTCCGCGCCAGTTATGCGAAGACCACCAAGTGCATCTGCGAGTGTTGTTGGTGCCATTGTTTACCTTGTTGTGTTATTTACAACTGCTGCGCCAGCGCCAGTTCCAAGTCCTTGAGCAGCAGCACTTAAAGGATTCTGTCTTTGTGGCTGGTTCCATCCTTGCGCTCGCTCCATTGCCGCTACATCCCTTGCAGCATCTGCTTGAATTCGCGCAGCTGCAACTGCTGAACCACCACCAGATCGAGCGGCTCGCTCTTGAGACGCTCTATTTAATGCTTCTTGTTCAGCTTGTGTTCTTGCAGCGTATGGA